ATGGCGAGAAAAGATGCGTATCAAGTTTGGGTTGAAACAGGTAAACTCGACGAAGTATTAGAATTTATTAAGGAGTGTGCAAGAAAACTTGTAACACAAAAAGAGATGTGTAAGTATTTAGGAATTTCTCAAGATAGTTTTTCAAGACTAAAAAGAAAATATCCAATAATTGCTGAGACACAATTAGAAGCAAAAACTAATCTAAAGATTGATTTAGCTGGTGCTTTATATAAAAAGGCTATCGGTTTTGAAGTTACAGAGGAAACTCATCACATTGATGATGCTCATGGATCAAGACCACCAAGAAGAAAGATCGTAAGAAATATAAAGTATATAGCACCAGAAACAAGAGCAATCATTTATTTATTAACTCAAAACTTCGGTATTGAGTATGCAGAGAAGTTTGCTGAAATACAAATGACTCAAAAGAGAGCAAAAGATGAAAAGGAAGTGTGGAGTAAGGATGATACAGATAATAACGATTAATATTGATGATGTTAATGAGTATGAAAATAATCCAAGATTAAATGATGCTGCAGTAGATGCTGTTGCTGCTTCTATAAAAGAATTCGGATTTAAAGTCCCTATTATAATTGATAGCAATAATGTAATAGTTGCAGGCCACACAAGAGTTAAAGCGTGTAGAAAACTTGGAATAACTGAAATACCTGCTGTTATTGCAGATGATTTAACAGAAGACCAAATTAATGCTTTTAGACTTGCTGATAATAAGACACATGAACTTGCACTTTGGGATGATAAGAAACTATTAGAAGAATTAGAAAAGATTAGCCTTGATATGCTTCAGTTTGGTTTTGAAGATTTAGAAGACTTGCTTGAAGAAGATGTATTTGAAGATGATTTCAATGAAGAAGAATTATATTCAGAGAATCCATACGCTAAAAGAGGAGATATCTTTGTTTTAGGCAAACATAAAGTTATGTGTGGTGATTCGACTTTAGATAGTGATGTTAAAGCATTACTTGGTGAAGAAATAATCGATATGATTTTTACTGATCCACCATACAATGTTGATTATGAAGGAACTGCTGGAAAGATACAAAATGATAAACAAGAAGATGGTGAGTTTTATGATTTTTTATTTAAAGCATTCACTAACATGTTTAACTATGTAAAACCAGGTGGTTCTATTTATGTTTGTCATGCTGATACTGAAGGATATAACTTTAGGAAAAGTTACAGAGAAGCAGGTTTTAAATTAGCACAAGTTTTAATATGGGTTAAAAACTCACTTGTACTTGGTAGACAAGATTATCATTGGAGACATGAGCCGATTCTTTATGGATGGAAAGAAGGAGCAGCTCACTTTTTTATAGATGATAGAACTCAAGATACAATCTGGGAATATAATAAGCCAAGTTCAAATAACTTACATCCAACAATGAAGCCACTTGAATTAGTAGGAAAAGCAATAACAAACTCATCCAAGAAATATCAGCTTATATTAGACCTCTTTGGTGGAAGTGGATCAACAATGATTGCAGCACACCAAGTTGATAGATATTCAAGATTAATGGAGCTTGATGAAAAGTTTGTAGATGTCATTGTAAAAAGGTATTTAAAGTTTACTGAAGATTATGAAAATGCATATTTAATAAGAGACGGAAAAACATATCCATTAAATAGTATTGCTGATTATGATATGGAGGATTATTAGTCGTTACAATGCGATTTTAAGGAAATAGTCTTATATATGAAAATAAAAAGTTCTTATTATGAAAAATTGACTTGCTATAAAGAAAAAGTTATTTTAATATGCTAATGACGAAAGAGAGGTAATTAAAATGACAAAGGTAAATTTCTTTAGAAAAGCACATAAAGATGATTTAATTCCAAGAAATGAATTCAAAGTTGAAAAGGTTATTAATTTAGAAATTAATGAGTTTAGAAGATTTGAAGATAGACTTCTTGATGACTATGATTTCATTAAAGAAAACAAAGAATTAATGTATGTAGATAGTGATGGAGTATGGCATGCAATATTAGTAACAGCTAATGAAGTTGACTATGGTATTTTAGTTGAAGCTGAAGGTTATGGTTATGCAAGATACTCAGCATACATTAGTAAAAGTGATTTAGGAGGTAATTAGTATGAGTGTATATAAATTTACTAACCCACATCCAAGAGGACTAAAAACAAACGATTGTGTTGTAAGAGCAATGAGTCTTGCATTTAATGAAGATTATTTAGAAACAAGAAGAAAGCTTAATGAATATAAAAGATTTCTTAATTTAGATAGTTATAAATCAAATAGCTTTATTTATCAGTATTTAGAAATTTATGAAAGGTTAATAATTCCACCAATCAAAGGAAGGCCTAGAATGAGAGCAGCTGACTTTGTTGAAACTTATGGCGATGGAACTTACATAGTTAAGATGGCAAAACACCTAGCTTGTATAAAAGATGGCAAATTATTAGATACTTGGGATTCTGGAGATAAAGCAATATATACAGCTTGGAGGATAGAATAGGACTAAAAACAGTCCTTTTTCTTTTTATTAGAGGCACCACGTTCGCACGTGTGGCCTTTTTAATTTTTATAGGAGTAACACTTCAAAGCAATTTAATAACAAAACAGAAGGGAACGTTTAAAAGATGAAAAAAGTAATAAGTAGTGAATCTGTGTTCGATGGTCATCCTGATAAAGTTTGTGATAGGATCAGTGATGAAATATTAGATGCAGTATTAGAACAAGATAAATTTGGAAGGGTTGCAGTTGAGACAGCAATTAAAAATAACATTGTTTATATCTTTGGTGAAATAACAACTACTGCAGAAGTTGATTATTCTTTAGTAGCTAAAAGAACATTAGTAAACTTAGGATATTTAAAACATTTTAATGTAGTAGAAAACATATCAAAGCAAAGTCCAGATATTGCACTTGGTGTTGATGAAAGAGCAAACAAACATCAAGGTGCTGGAGACCAGGGAATGATGTATGGTTATGCAACAAATGAAACAGAAGAAATGCTACCACTTCCTTTAGCACTTGCTCATAGAATTTCAAAAAGATATAAAAGTTTGAGAGAAAATAAATACATTGGTTTATTTGAACCAGACGGTAAATGTCAGGTATCAGTTTTGTATGATAATGATAAACCGGTAAGAATTGAAACAATCGTTGTATCAGCTCAAACAAAAAGAAGTATTGAACCACAAAGGCTAAATAAGATTATTATTGAAGAGTTATTAGAACCTATCATTAATGATTTGGATGATATTGAAATACTTGTTAATCCAACAGGTGAATTCTTAATTGGTGGACCAGATGCAGATGCTGGTTTAACTGGTAGAAAAATTATAGTAGATACTTATGGTGGTTTCTCACATCATGGCGGTGGAGCTTTTAGTGGCAAAGATACATCTAAAGTAGATAGAAGTGCAGCTTACTATGCAAGGTATGCCGCAAAGTCTTTCGTAAAATCAGGGTTTTGTGACAGATGTACGATAGGAGTTGCGTATTCAATTGGTGTAGCAGAACCTGTATCACTATTTATTGATACTCATGGAACAGGAAAGTTATCTGACCATGAACTATCAAATTTATTAAAGTTTAACTTTGATTTTACTCCGTCAAACATTAGAAAAGAACTAGAGTTAGATAAAGTTAGATTTTCTAATCTTTCAGCCTTTGGCCATGTTGGTAGAACTGATTTAAATATTAAGTGGGAACAAGTAGAAGAAAAAGCAAGAAACTTAAGGGAAGTATATGAGAAAACCGAGAGAACTTCATAACTTCTATAAGTCAAAGCAATGGTTCATAGCGAGAACTGTTAAAACACAAAATGCAAAAGGTAGATGCGAACGATGTGGAAAGATTGGTGAGGAAGTTCATCATAAGATTCCTTTAACAGTTGATAATGTTTCTGATGCATTAATTAGTTTGAATCAAGAAAACTTAGAACTACTTTGTAGAGAATGCCACAATAACGAACATGGTAGATTTCAAAAGAAAGCAAATCCTTTTGATGATGAAGGAAATTTTATCGGTTAAAAATAAAAAGAGAGGTAATTAATATGTGTAATTGTAAATGTGAATGCTATAGTGAAAAGAATATGATTAAAAACTATTTAGAAGAATATAGAAAACAAAGGTCAGGAGAAATTGATGGCACAGAATATAATGATTTAGAAAGAGTATTTAATTATCTTAAGAAAAAAATAAGTAAAACTGAGTTTGATTATTGTAGAGCTACATTTCGTGAAATTGGTACTAGATTATTTGGTAAAGACAATCCTAGACAACATTATATTGCTATGACTCTAAGACAATTAGAGTTCTTAGGAAATATTAGTTTAGAAGGTCAAGTTAGAGGTAGGAAATACAGAATATTAAAGCCTTTAGAATTCTAATCCCCCCACTTGTGTAAAATATAACTCTCGAAGGGTACCGCAGGGGGGGCCTTTAAAAAACGAAAGGCAAAAATTTTGAAAATTTCAAATTTAATAAACCAGAATTAAATTCAAGTCGCATTAATTTGTGACTTTTTTATTATAATTTCATTGGTAAAAAGATAATAAATTATAATAAAAAATTGAGTTGCTATAGTGTTTCTTGTACGGTAATATGTGTATGAAAGTTGAGGAGGTAATAGAAATGAAAAAATATAATTACGAATGGAAAACTCTAAATGATATTTTAGAAAACAAAAAAACATTAATAAACTTTAGAGGTTACAGAGAAACTTCACTCGATGAAATTACAGATGGCGCAACCGATAATGATTACAAAGTAGCACACGAACTTTGGCTAAAATTAAAAGATGCATTCAATGCTGAAGCAAAAATTTATAACAATAAAATGTATCAAAGTAAAATAGGTTCTGTTGGGCCAATAGAAAAAAGAGAAGTACTAAGATCAATGTGGTGGGACTTTGTAGATGGTGACAACCATGGTGACTACAGAAAAATAACAGGCATCATTGAAATGTTACATGATGGTGAGGAATTAGAAACAGGAACTATTTATTTTGGTTCATAGGAGGAATTGAAAATGAATGTATGTGTAATAACAGGAAAAGAAATAATAGGTGAAGTACATAACGCAAGTCCTATAGTAGATGGTAAGTGTTCAGCTGAATTTAATTATTTAGCGGTTGTACCTTATAGATTCTTTTTATCAGATGAAACAAATTCAAAAGCGATGTTATTAAATACTGATAACACAATCACATTAATTAAACCAAAAGATGAATACTTTTCACTAACGGAGCTTCAGACCTATGTTCAAGGATTAATTGAAATGTATCCTACTTATTGGAATGATAACTTTATTGTTTGTAATGAGGAAGGATTAATTAATGAAATGGAATATAACAGGTTAGCAAAAACTATACTTAATGTTGATCTTGTTGGTCCGGTATTAGTAGTTCCTAAAAAGTTAATAGAATAGGTGGTAAAATGGGAAAACTTAATAATGTGCAATTAGAATATGAGAGACTCAGGTCTCTTTTTAATTCTGTGGATCAAACAAAAGCAGACTTAGTAGATAACTTATTAAAGGAAGCAGCTTTTATGAAAGTAGAACTTTCCAACTTAAGAATACAAATCAGAAAACATGGCGCAGTTCAAATTTCAAACCATGGTTCTCAAAGACAAACCGAAGCAGCAAAATACTATACTAAATTAGTCAATAGTTATGGAACTGTTATAAAAACATTAAACTCTGTCTTAGGCAAGGATGTAATTGACGATGACGATGAATTTGATGAGTTTATGAAAAGGTTAGAAACTTGAGTTATTTAGTAGAATACTATGAAAAGATAAAGTCTGGTGAAATAGTAGTAGGTAAAGAACTACTAACAATGCTTGAAAGATTAATTAAAGATATGAAAAACCCTAGATATACTTATGATCCTAAACCAGGAAATATTAGGATTGATTTTATTGAAACATTTTGTAAACATACTAAAAGTCCATTTAATGGTATGCCATTCATTTTAGAACTTTGGGAAAAGGCTGTGCTTGAAGTTGCTTATGGATTCAAAATGGCTAAGACAGGCCTTAGAAGGTTTAACGAAGTATTATTACTCATTGCTAGAAAGAACGGTAAAACAACCTTTATTGCAGCGATTGATTTAGCTGAGTTTTTCTTATCTAAGGGTGGAGTTGATATTGTTTGTGCATCTAACACTACAGAACAAGCAAACATCTTATTTGAAGAAATCAACAATATGAGAGAACAATCTAAAGCTTTATCAAATAAGAAAAGAAGTACAAAAAATATCTTTCAAATATACTCGCCTAAAACAAAGAATAAGATAAAGAAGTTATCAGCTCAATCAAGAAATAAAGATGGTTATAACATTGAAGTTGGTTGTATTGATGAGGTTCATGAAATGACCGATTCAAAGGTCTATGATGCGATTAAACAAAGTCAATCAACTAAGGATGAGCCATTAATTTTTATTATTACTACTGAAGGGACTACAGTAGGTGGATTCTTAGATAACAAGTTAGATTATGTAAGAAAACTACTAAAAGGTGAAATTAAAGATGAAAAGATACTACCTTGGTTATATACTCAAGATTCAATTGATGAGATCTATCAAGATCCAAATACATGGCAAAAATCTAACCCAAGTTTAGGTACAGTTAAAACACACGCGTATTTGGAAGATATAATGAATAAGTCGAGGTACGATTTGGGTACTCGCGTCACAATGCTTTGTAAAGACTTCAATATTAAGCAATTAGACCAAGGTTCATGGTTAACTTTTGAAGATTTAAATAATGAGGAAACATATAGTATTAATGATTTAAAAGATAGTTATGCAATTGGTGGAGTTGACCTTTCAAGTACAACGGACTTAACGGCCGCTGTCCTACTTTTAATGAAAGGTGATAAAAAGTTTGTTATTACTCAGTTTTTTATGCCAAGTGATGTTATTGAAAAAAGAATGTCAGAAGATAATGCACCTTATGACATATGGGTAAAAAGAGGTTTTATAACTATTACAGAAGGAAGTCAGAATGATTTCTCACTTGTAAGTAAGTGGTTTTTAGATATGGTAAGGGAATATCAAATCAGACCTTTATGGGTTGGTTACGATCCATGGAATAGTCAGTATTGGATTAAGGAGATGGAAGACTTAGGTTTTAATATGGAAAAGGTAAGACAAGGTGTATATTCATTATCAGAACCAATGAAGCAGCTTGAAGCTGACTTGAAAAACAAAGTTGTTGTTTATGATAATAATCCAATCTTAAAATGGTGTTTATCAAATACTCAAGCTAAAGTAGATGTTAATGGAAACATACAACCGTCAAAGCTTAATTCAAGATATAAAAGAATTGACGGAACAGTTGCATTAATTATTGCTTATACTGTTTTAAATAGATATAAATTAGACTATGAAAACATGATATAATTATATATGAAAAGAGGTGTTTTCATGGAGGCTAAAAGATTAATTCATATTTTAAATAAATCAGAAGAGATATATTGTATTGGAAAAGAATCGGATCATGAATTAGCAAAAATTTTGAATAGTGAAATCATAATTACTCAATTTGAAAAACCTGATATTATTTTAAATATAGAAGATAGAAATTTACTGTTAGAACAATTTCAATTTGATAGTGCTGCAAGAGATGGAAAATCAAGTTCACAAAAAAGAGATGATGCTGAAGCTAAACGAAACATCGATGCGGCCCTTGCTAAGAGTGAAAACCAAGAAGTAGTCACCGTTAATTATGAATATAGAATGAGTGCTGATTTGATTCATTATGAATCAAATTTATTGAGGAGTTTTGATAGTCATAGTGATAAATTGAGTTTATATATTGAAAACTATATTAACTCTGCTGAGGATCTAACCACAAAAGGAATATACAATAATATTTATGAGTTAGGGTTAGTTATCGAAGATACAACATTACTACCAAATATCATGGTTACTAAAAACAATGATAGATATTTATTAACACCTTTTCATTTAAATAAATTTAAAGAAAGATTAACAAAAGAAAAAGATCTTAAACATATATTTTTTATCACAAACACACAAGATGGGTTTGTGATATATTATTACTATAATAGTGGTACAAATAGTATAAGTGGATTTGAAATTGATAAAAATGATTACTTGATTCCACTTAAACCTAATTTAATATCTTCATCTGTAAAAATAGATTAGTATTAATTTTATAAGGAGGTCTCTATGGCCATATTTAAAAGAAAGAAAAAACAAGGCTCGCAAGAGCCTTTTCAATTAATTAGTCAACTTAATATACCGCAGGTTTCATTTGGTACTAACATTTCAAAATCAGATGTAGTAAAGATTGCTATTGATAGGATTGCTAGTCAATGTGCTAAATTAAAACCAAGACATATAAAAACAGAAAATAACAGGACAGTTACTGACAAACTCGGTAAACTGTCTTTTATTTTAAAGCACAAGCCAAATGAAGTAATGACTCCTTATCAGTTTATCTATAAAGTAATTACTAAACTTTTTATAGATGATAATGCATTTGTTTATCCGATGTTTGAAAATGGTGAGTTAGTAGGAATTTATCCAATTAATCCAATTGTAGTTGAACCGATAGTTGATAGCTTAAATAATTACTACTTAAGGTTTCAATTTGAAAATCAGGATTCATTTACAATTCCATATGAGAATGTTATTCATTTAAAAAGGTTTTATCATGATAATGATATTTTTGGTGGAAGTGGACATAAGGGAGATCAGGAAGCTTTACTTAAAGCAATCAACATAAATGAGAATGTCCTTCAGGGATTAGATAATGCTCTTAGAAGTTCAATGCAAATAAAAGGACTTCTTAAAATGAATGCGATGTTAAGTGAGTCTGATAAAAAGAAACAAGTAAACTCATTTAATGATATTTTAAGAGAATCAGTAAAAGTTAAGGGAAGTTCAATAATTCCTATTGATTTAAAAAGTGAGTATATACCACTTAGCGTAGATCCAAAATTAATAGATGCTGATACATTAGAATTCTTAAATGATAAGATATTAAATTATTTCGGTGTATCATCACCAATCTTTAGTTCAAATTATAGTGAAGATGAATTCAATTCATTTTATGAACAAACGATAGAGCCTTTAGCAATTCAGTTGTCTGAGGCTTTTTCTTTAGGATTACTTACAGATAATGAAATTAAAGCTGGTGAACAAATAGTCTTTTATAGTGAAAGATTACAATATGCATCTTGGAATACAAAAGTAACGGCAATTGAAAAGTTGATGGGACTTGGAATAATGAGTTTAAATGAATCAAGAGCTCTACTTGGCTTAGAACCGGTAGAAAATGGTGATAAGAGATTACAATCTCTAAATTATGTAGATGCTACGAAAGCAAACCTGTATCAAGTAGGAGATAAAGAAAGTGAGGAAACTGATAATGAAAGTAACGATTAATGGAAAGGTAACAAAAGAAGCATTAACTTTAATCTTAGAAGAACAACAAGAAAAAACTAAAGTGATTGATGATTATTGTAAGAAACAAAAAATAGATAAATTCTATTATAAAGATGCTGAGTTAGAGTATGTATACGAAAAAGCAGCCCCAACAGTAATTAAGAAAAAAGAGGTGGAAACCAGATGAGTAAAAAAGAAACAAGACTAAGTTCTGTTGAGCTTAGAGAAGAAGATGAAAAAATGATTCTTGAAGGTTATGCAATTCTTTATAACGAAGAAACGCTAATCGGAACAAGAGAATATGGATTTATTGAAAGCATTGATCCAAATGCGCTAAGTGAAGATGCAATTAGAGATGTCCCTATGAAATACAATCATATGGATTCATTTTTAATTATTGCTAGAACTAAAAACAAATCATTAGAATTAATCTCAGATGAAAAGGGATTAAAAGTGCGTGCTGAATTATTAGATACACAGCACAATAAAGACATTTATAAAATGGTAAGATCAGGACTTTTAGAAAAGATGAGTTTTGCTTTTACTGTTAAAGAACAAGAGTGGGATCATGAAGGTGAAGTTCCAAAAAGAAGAATTACTAAAATTGATAGACTCTATGATGTTTCTATAGTTGATATTCCAGCTTATGACAATACATCAATTTATGCTCGTTCTTTAGAATCTATGGATTTAGAACTAAAGACTATGGAATTAGAAAAGAGAAAAATTGACGAGGCGTTAATAAGAAAAAGAATAGATTTAAAAATAAAAATAGGAGAGTAATAAAAATGAACTTAGAAAAAAGAAAAAATGAAATAAAGGTCAGATTAAATGAAATCAAAGGCCTAGCAGGTGTTGAAGCAACACTAGAAGTATTAGAAGATTTAGAAAAAGAAATCGATGAACTTAAAGAAGAAGAGGAAACAATCGATAGAAAACTAGCTATTCAAAGAAAAGCTGTAATCAATCCTATTCAGGTTGAAAGAACAGATCGGGTTAATAAAGAGGAACTTGAAAAACGTGGTAAGGCTTTAAAAGAAGCAAGAGTAATTCAAGTATCAAGTGAAGAGATTTTACTTCCTGAACATACTGCACCAAACATTGCTGCATATCCATTCGCGCAAGTTTCAAGTTTAGTTGACAGAGTTAAAGTAGTTAATTTAACAGGTGGTGAGACTTATAAGAAATCATTTATTAAAGGTAATGGTATCGCAGGTCTTACAGGTGAAGGTGAATCATATAGTGAGACAGAACCAGAATTTGGTTATTTAACTATTACTAAAGTAAAAGTTACTGCATATACTGAAATCACTGAAGAGTTAGAAAAACTACCAAGCTTGCCTTATCAAGCAGAAGTTATTAAAAACATTAACATCGCTTTAAAGAAAAAGATAAGTGAACAAATCTTAAGAGGTCCAGGAACATCTAATACATTTACTGGTATTTTTAGTGACCAAGCAGTAGCTTTAGCTGATGCTGATCCACTAGAGATCTCAACGATCACAGATCAAACATTAGATGACATTATCTTTGCTTATGGTGGAGATGAGGAAATTGAAGGTGGAGCTTATCTAATCTTAAACAAAAACGATTTAAGAGCATTCGCAGGACTTAGAACTCCAGAAGGTAGAAAGGTCCATACAATTGACTATGTAAACTCAACAATTGATGGTATTCCTTATATTATCAATTCATACTGTAAAGCCTTAACAGACACAAAAACCAATGCTGGTGATTATGTAATGGCTTATGGCGGATTACATAACTATGAAGTGCCAATTTTCTCACCGGTAGAAATTGGAAAGTCAACAGACTATAAATTTAAAGATGGCATTATTTCATATAAAGCATCAGTATTTACAGGCGGTAACGTTGTAGGTTATAACGGTTTCTTAAGAATTAAAAAGAAAGCAGCTTAAATCCTAAGAAAGAGGTTTTATAAATGGGACTACTTAATTATGTAAAAAAATCATTATTAATACCGGTAGAAGAAACATATGCTGATGATGAGTTAAATACTTATATTGATGCGTGTATAGCTTTGATATTATCTACAGGAGTTAAAGAAGAAGGAATTGAAGATAATCCCTTAACAAAGTCTTTAGTACTTATTTATTGTAAGACCTTCTTTGGCTTTAGAAGAGACGGAGCAGTGAAAGAATTACCGAGAAGCTTTGATATGCTTTTGTTACAACTATCATTATCAAAAGGTGATAGTAATGTTTCCAAGTAGTCCCAATATAAAATTAGAGTTATTAAAGTTAGATACAATAAGAGATTATCTTGGAAACAATAAACTAACACTTATTAGTAAGAAGAGTTTAATAGGCATGAGAAGGTCGGTTACATCTAAAGAATATTACGAAAGTAAAAAGCATGAATATAGTGTTGATTTATCACTGCAGATTCAAAGTTTTTTATATGACGGTAGTAAATATGCATTAGTAGATGGAATTATTTACAGTATAGAAAGAACATATCTTGCTGGTCAGTTTATTGAACTTTATTTAGTAGAAACAAAAATGAAGGTAGATGATATTAATGGCTACACTTGATAATTTAACTGAAAAGATAATGGATGCGGTTAATGAATACTCAGAGCAAGTTCAAAAGGAACTTGAATCTAAACTTGATGAAACAGCAGATAAGATAATAGAGTACATTATTGAAAATGCACCAAGAAGTGGACAGAGCAAAGCGCTAGCTGATGATTTTATTAAAACCGATAAAGGAGAAGGCTATAACAAAACTATTGTTATTCATGGAAAGAATAAAGGTATGATAGTTCACTTAGTTGAATTTGGATTTATGCATAGGAGTGGAAGCTATGTAAATCCTAGACCATTTTTAAGACCAGCCTTTGATGCCTTTACGCCTAAAATGTTAGAAGATATAAAAGGTATTATAAATGGAAAATAATAACTTATTAAATATCTATCAAATACTTAACGAAGTACTTCCAAATAAAGTCTCTTATGCTTTGTTAATAGAAGAAAAAATAGAACTTCCAATTATTGTCTATCAGGAACTATATAAAAGAAATCAGACATTTTCAGATGATGAATCATTAATTAAAGTATCAACAATTCAAATAACTTTATTAACTGAAAACAAAGATATTAATTTAGAGAGATCACTTGAAGCTAAATTTAAGGAAAACAAAATCGAATATAATTTGATTAGTGAATTTTATTTAAAGAAAAGTGGTCTACATAGAATTTATGAAATTAAAATGGAGGAAATAAGATATGAGCAATAAAGTAACATTTGGTTTAAAAAATGTTCACTACGCAGTGGCAACTCCTGGACAAGACGACTCCTGGACTTATAGTGAACCAAAGAAACTAAAAGGCGCACAAGAATTAACTGCTGAAGTAATCGCAGGAAAAACTGATGTATATGCTGATGATAGAATATTAGCTACTTTAGTTTCTAATAGTGGATCTAACATTTCGCTTAAACTTACAGAAGTAAGTGATAACTTTAAAGTAGATGTGTTAGGTTATGAAAGAGATTCTAACAATAATTTAGTAGAAGTTGTAAATCATAGAAATAAAACATTCGCACTTGGTTATGAAATCCAAGGTGATGATAAATCAAGACGCGTATGGTATTTCTTATGTACAGCATCTCCTATTAGTGATGCAACTAAAACTAAAGCAGAAAGCATCGAACCAAACTCTGTGACATTAAATATTACGGCAAGATCAATCGAGATCGGAAATTTATCAGTAATTAGAGTAATTTCTAAATACGGTGATGATAATTATAACGACTTTTTCTCGAGTGGACCCACCGTAACTAATGTAGGTTAAGTGCTATGGAAAAAACTATTATATTAAACGGTGAGGATTTAAGATTAAAGTCCTCACTTTTTACTATTATTGAATATCGTAGTATTTTTGGTACTGAGTTATTTAAGGATATTACTAAGTTAGAACAAAATGAAAAAGAAGGTAACCTGTCAGAAGTATTAGAAGTTTTATTTAAAATCATTTATGTACTTCACAGACCTTTCACTAAAAAGAGCTATGAGCAGTTCTTACAAAGTATAGACTTTAGTTTGCTTACTAACATTAATGAACTTGAAAATGTATCAAATACAATCGCAGAGTTATTAGGTGGGAGTAAAGTAAACGAAGATAACCCAAAATAGAACCTCAAGGTGAGCAAGTCACAGCAAATATAATTTATAATTTGGCTCATCTTGGGATTTCAATTAAAGATGCCAAATACATAGATATTGATGTATATGTAGAATTAATTAATTTAGAACTAGAAACTATATCAAAAGAAGAGAACCCTAGAAAAGCAACTCAAAAAGATATAGACTTATTTTTATTATAAGGAGGTGAGTATTAATGGCTGAAACTGTTAAAGGTATAAATATTAAATTAAGTCTTGATGGTAAAGATTTACAAAATGAAATAAAGGAAATAAATAAAGATCTTAGGGAACAACAAAAAGATCTAAGAGCTATTAATACTAACCTAAGATATGACAGTTCAAATTTAGAACTTTGGCGAAAGAAACAAAGTCAGTTAAATGAAATATTAAAAGGTACAAAGGAAAGATTAGCTAAACAAAACGAACAATTAGCAAAAGCTAAAGAAGGTTTAAAACTTGGAACAATATCTGAAGCTGAATTTAAGAAGTTAGAAAGAAACATCTCATATACAGAAGCGGATATAAGAAGAGTAAATAGTCAATTAGAACAAACTAAAGATAAATTAAAATCATTAGGTAATGAGAAGTTTGATAATTTAGCTAAACTCGGTGGTACTTTAACTAAATCACTAACAGCACCAATACTTGGAACAGTAGCAGCACTCACTGCACTAGCTACTAAAGGAATTAATACTGCAGATGAACTTAAAAACACTGCACAAAGAATAGGTGTTAATGTTGAAGCACTACAAGAGTGGAATCATGTAGCAACTTTAGCTGGTGTTGAAACAGGTAAGTTAGAGAAAGCATTCGGTAAAGTAAATAATATACTAGCAGATATAGCACTAGGGGATGTTAAATCATTCGCTGGTGTTTTTCATGCATTAGGTATATCAATGGATGAACTTGAAGGAAAAAGTACAGAAGAAGCATTTGAGATCATAAGAGTTGCTCTTAGTCAAGTTGAAGATCAATCACTTAGAACTGCTTTAGCTAATAAACTCTTTGGTGATAAATTAGGCAGTGATTTAATTCCTATCTTAAGTATGGAATCAAATGAGATAAGCGACTTAAGGGAAGAAGCAAGAAAGCTTGGAACAATCACAAATGAACAAATAGAACAAACTAGTGGATATAAAGATTCACTTGATAAATTAAAACAATCAACAACGGCTCTATCAGTGGAAATAGCAACCGTTATGATACCAATGATGAGTAAGGTTGTAGATACCTTACAAAATAGTGTTATACCTGCAGTTAGAACCGCGGTTGAATGGTGGAATAATCTAAGCAGTTCGACCAAAACAATTATTATAACACTTACAACACTTACCGCTACGATCGGTCCTGTTTTATCAGTAGTAGGTAAAGTCGGACCAATTATAAAAGGAGCTTCTGTGGCCTTTAAGGCCCTAGGTTCAGCCGGTATGTTTGCTGGTGCAGGGATTAACTTTGCCACCTTAGGAATTGGTGCTTTAATTGCTATTGTAGTGATGGCTTTAATGCAAAGTGAGTCATTTAAAGAACTTTTAAAAGAACTATTTGATGTCTTTATGAAGCTATTAGAGCCAATTATGAAGTTAGTACAAGTATTAATGGATGCATTAAAACCAATCTTAGATACTGTAATTGGAATATTTACAAGACTAATTGATTTATTAGTTCCAATTATTGATATGATATTAAGACCTATTATTAAACAGTTAGGATTTTTAGCTGATCTATTTGAAATGTTAGCACCATTAATTGAAATGGTAGGTAACATACTTAATTCAATATTAGGTCCTGCTTTAGAACTAATCGGTAAGATATTAGAACCAATCTTTAAAATATTAGAAAAGATTATAAAACTGTTTGAGAAAATATTCGGTTTTATAACTGAAGTTGGTGATGCAGTCAGTGGAGTTCTTGGTGGCGTATTTGAAAAGGTCACTGGAGTATTTAATGGTATTACTGATTTTGTAGGTGGTGCATTTAGTAAGGTTGCAGATTTTGCCAGTGGAACAATAAACAAAGTTAAAGATGTTGTTGGCGGTGTAGTTGGTGGACTTAAAGATGCAGTAGGTGGTGCAATTAATACTGTAAGTGACTTTGTTGGAAATGCTGCAAGTAAGGTCGGTGGGTTTGTAAGTGGGCTTTTTGGTAAAGTAAAAGATACAGTTGGTGGAGTCATTAATAATGTTAAAGAAGGTGTATCAGGTGCTGTATCTAAAGTTGGTGACTTTATCGGAAACACTGCAAGTAAGGTCGGAGACTTTGCTAAAAGTGCAGTAAGTGGAGTAAGCAATGTTGCGTCTAATATTGTAGGTGGAGTTTCAAATGCTGTATCAAAAACTAAAGAAGCTGTAAGTGGAGTATTAGGTAAAGTTGGAGGTTTCTTTGCTAACACTTTTAATTTAAAGAAAAGCGCACAAACAAGTAATGTAAATAATTCAAACTCAACAACTAACAATGTAACAGTTAATACTTCATCATCTACCTTCGATATTGATTCTATAAATAGAGCACTTGGAGGTAAGTTTATATGATAAGAAAGTTTTATCTTGAAAACAGCAAAGGACAAGTATTTAATTTTAATTACTATAGTGGTTTTTTACTTGCTAATATTACCGGTCTTGGTTTTTCATACAATGTTAGTTATTTAAAATATGACCATATATATAACACTGTTAAAAAGGATGAACCACTAGGAGAGATTTCATTTGATATTATTTTCTTAGATGGTTATATTGGATATCAAAAATTAATTGATTATCTAAATATTGAAACAAGCAATTTAAAACTTTACTACACTTCAAATGATACAAAGTATGTTTATGTTGATTTTGTTAATTTATCAAAGAGTGAAATTATTGATGGCCATTTAAAAAGTGGTGCAATCTTAAATAAGAAAACTTACTGGATAAAAGAAAAGAGTTTTATATTAAGTTTTGATAGTAGCATTGAAAGTGGAAAAGTATATCCGTTTAACTATCCATTTTCTTATAGTGAAACAACTGGAGGTAAATCAAGACTTAAAATTGATGGAGTAACTAAAGCATCAACCTTAATTGAAATAACAGGGAATGTTAAAAACCCTAGTTTGAATGTATTAAAAGGTGAAGATATTATCACATCAATGAAACTAAATATTATTAAAAATAATGCAAAGATAGTTATATCATCTATACCAAACGAACAATACATAAGAAGTTATGATGGTTTGGTAGAAAATGATATCTATCATTTACAAGACTTTGAAAAAGACAATTTTATATTATTAGAACCTAGCGACTTAACACTTGAATTTAATTCAGGAACAAATAATGAGACAACCTTTAAAATATTCATTTATGAGTATCACTTAGGATAGCTTATGGAACTTGTAATTTTAGATCGCTTAGATTTTAGTGTTAAAGATAATGTAAGGGTTGCTAATGAGTTTGAAATACTCAATGATCTAGTTGTAACACAACGGTCAACATTCAAAGTAGATAAAAAAGAACTTAATGCAAAAATTGGAGACTATCTTTATGTTAAAAAAGATGGTCTTTATTTTGGTGTTATAGAAAGTTTTATAAAAGAGAATAATTATCAATTAATATCTTGTTATGATTTTAAAGAAATATTTAAAGTAGAAGTCTTAGCTTTAAGTTACGATGGAAACTTAGCTGATTATATCGAAGGTATTATAAGGACAACATTTATTACAAATAGTGATTCAAACCAAAACATATCATATTTACAAATAAGTAAAGAAACATCTAAAATTGGTAAGCTTACATTTGAAGATGATAAAGTAATGACAATTTATGAAATATTAGAACTAATTACAAAAATGTATGGTGTATCAGTTAGAAGTAATGTTGTATTTGATAATGGTTCTTTTTTAGGTTTAGAAATAAGAATAGTACAAATATCATCTGGTGTAAAAATAAAAGCAGATAATTTATTCCTAGATGATTTAATAGTTAATGATTCAAGTAAAGAACAAGTAAACAAAGTTACATATTATCCAAGAAAAGATAATCTCTTTTTTAAAGATATTAAAACTTACTTCTTACTTAAAGATGGGACAATTAGCGAAGATGTAAGTAGTAGCCTAAGATATGAAAAAGTAATATCTAAAGCTCAAACGTATAGTGATAATGATTATTTAGATATTCCTGATAAAGTAAAAAGTATTTTAGTAGTAAGTAAAGAGGATCATCAAATTACATTTACAACAACTAAAAAAAACAGTATTGAAGCTTTAAATGAATTAGAACTTGGAGATTTCATTGAGTTTATTTATAAGGGTAAGATTTATGATTCGGTTGTTACTGGACTAAAGTATATAAATAATATGGAAGTAGTCCATGTGACACTTGGGGAATACCGAGTTAACTTAACAGAAAAACTTCAAATACTAACAAAGGGAGTAACTTCTAATGTTGGTAATGTAACTATAAACAATCAGGGTTATTCTGATTTAGATGGAGGAGAGTTTTAATGGCTTTACAAAAAATTACATTTGATGGAGCAAGCGTTAGTGCAAAAGTAGACGCTGATCTCTATCATTTTTTATTATCAAATCAAGTAGGAATAATTAAAGGATTTAAAAATGAAGTAGGTCACACAATATCAAGTAATACAATCACTTTTAAAGATGGTTATGTTTCAGTGTACGGTCGGTTAGTTTATGTAGAAGCTAATACTCAAATAAAAGTAACACTTGATTCAAGTAAAAAAGGGTTTGTTGTTTTAGGAGTTAATACTTCAAATAATACTGCGACTTTATATTTAAAAGAGCAAGCAGGAAGTTATCCAAATCTTACAACAACTAATCTATTAAATAGTGATGGTTTATATGAATTAGTCTTATGTGCTTATAACAAAACAGCAACATCAATAAGTGTAGATAATAGTTATCAAAAAAGATATATCAGAAGCTATATGTATGAAGTTGATAATCTAAGAGATGAAATAGAAGCAGAAGGCGAGCCGATGCAAATTAATCCTACTAAAGTTTCAAATGGAGTTTATACGGTAGGGAACTTAAACTCATATATTTTAACTAGATCAATTATAAGTGTTCAGCTCACAAGTGCAGTAGTAACATTTCCAGGGGCCTTATTGTTTATAACAGTGGGTTCAAGTGGATCAGTTAATTATAGACACACAGGTGCTGATTACACTTTAGGACTTAGTTATCAAAACGGAACTCTAACAATTTCATGTGGATCAACATCACATCAAATTCATAGAGTTTATTTTTATAAAAGATAGGAGGAAATAACAAATGGCAATTATTCAAATAAAAAGAAGAACATCTAGTGGAACAGGTCCTTTAGTTGGATCTAGTGGAACTATTAAAGCTGGAGAACCTTTAGTAGATTTAAATGGTGGTAACTTATTTATTTCAAAACAAGATAAAACAGGTAGTAGTGGTAATCCAATAGCGTTAGCTGATTATATAGAGTATCTATCAAAACCAAATGCTGATACCTTGATGAATAGTAAGATAACGGCTTTATCATTAGGTACTGCTTCAAAGAAAAATACAGGAACAACCAATGGAACTGTACCTTTAATTGGTGCTAATAATAAACTACCTACATCAATTATTCCTGATGTTGCACCTGTAACGAGTGTTAACTCTAAAACAGGAGCAGTAACAATTACTTTGTCTGAACTTGGTGGAGTTGCAGCATCAACTTATAATACTCACGTCTCAAGTAACCTTCACTTAACTGCAGAACAAAGATCAAGGCTTACAAATGTCTATAATTCAAGCGTTCATGCAAGTAATGGAATGACAGAAGTTAGCTCACTAACGGCATTTAATAATGCAGTTTTAGGTAACGGATTAGTTCTTTACACTATATTTAATGAAGCTTATAACCCGCCAAAGATTACTTATTATATAGGTATTGATAAAGATAAAATTATAGGACCAACTTCAGTTATTGATGGTGGAACTTACTAATGCCAATAATTAAGATTAAAAGAGGAACTACAAACCCTACGACTTCTAATCTTACTCAAGTAGGTGAGATGGCAATTAATACATCTACTAACGAAGTTTTTATTAGAGGCAATACAAGTGTCGTTAAAGTTGGTGGAGGTTTTAAACTCTTATATGAAGGGACAGGAACAATACCAACCTCGTTATCAGCTAACAATATAACTTTAAATCAAAGTATTAATTTATATAATAAAATACTTGCTTTTGAAGTTAGAAATATGACGGGAACTGACTCTTATGAAACTCATGTTGTATTTGGAAGAATGGGAAGTAACTCAACAACTAGTGCGAGTGGAACTTATGACAGACTTTATTCATGGAGTGTATTTGATGGACAATATTTTAAAACACATTCATTTAAAGCATATGTATCAAACTCAACAACTAACAAAATGACAGTTGGATTTGCTAAGCATTTAGTTGGTAACTTTAGTGGATCAACAATCAGCTGGACTACAAATACAACAACAGCGATTTATTTAGAGAAGATTTGGTTGGTGGAATAAATGGCTTATACCTTAAATATAAGTAGTGTAAGTCCTACAACTTTTACAAATACAGCAAACCAGGGACTTAGGATCAACTTTAGTTTAAGTGGATCAGGATTAGCATACCCTGGTTTTTATATTGATTTATATAGTACAGCAAGTGGTGGTTCGGTTATTAAAACTTTGTACTATGAAGGAATGTATGATTTGGTTTCTGGTGTTTCATATATGGTCTCATTTGCCGATGTAGCACCAGGAACTTATTATGTTTCAGTTTATTATAAAGTGCAGGGAAGTCCTAGAAGAGCAATTACAGTAACAGCTCAAAGTAGTGGTGTAAGTAACATTACATTAAATGGGACTAAGATTACAACAAACAATTTAAATAACAGCAAAGTATTAAACGAAAACTTAAATGGTAATAAAGTATACGAATAAAGGGAGAAATAAAAATGGCAATTATAAAGAAATTAAAATCAGGTGTTGGTATTGATGTCTCATATCATAGAGTAGTTCATATCAACATAAATTATCATGAAAAGCAAGTAAACATTGGACTTGCTTCATACATTGATTTAGATAAAAGAATAGAGAATTTCAGACCACTTGAAGTGGTGGATATTGAAGTACCTAAAGAAGACTTTAATATATTCAGACACAACAACCCACTAAAGGCTGCTTATGAGTGGCTCAAAGTAAATGTTGAAGGTTTTGACAAAGGTAAAGATGATTTAGAAAATCGTGAGGTGAAAGAAGATGAGTGAAAAAATTAGTGAAAAGAAATTAATTGAAGATAAACTAAAAGGACTCTTTGTCCATAATGAATTAATGTTTGCATATTTTTGTGGTTCAAGAGCTTATGGAACAGATACCAAAGATTCAGATATCGATGTAGTCGCGGTTTTTAGTGACCTTGGTGGAATAACACACGCAACTTTATCAGGTATTGATATCTTTGCATATGGAATTGATAGTTTTATCCAGAGACAATCAATGAGTGATGAGCTTCCTCTTTATAATCTTATTCATGCTGATGATTTCTTAAAAGTCAAGGATAACCTAATATATTTAAATCCAGAATTTAAAGATGACTATGATAAGTTAGTTAATATTAAATTTGAAAAGGTACTGCCAGAATTCTTAGATGCATTTATTACTTACTATGATTTAATAATCAATAGACAAGAAGCTAAAGTAAAGCGCAATTATCACATCTATAGAGTTCACTGGATTATTAGTAATTTTAAGAAAACAAATAAGTATGATGTAAATATTCCAAAGGAAGTAGCGGATAAAATATTTAATTATAAAACTAACTGGGAAACTTTGGAACAAGATGTAGTTTTGGAATTTAGAGATTTATTAGAAGAAATTAAGGAGTTTAGAAGCAATATAAAAGTAGGCGATAAGTAATGAGTGCTAAAAATATAATCATTATGATCTTTGGATCTATTGGATCCTTGCTTTCATTTTTACTAGGAGGATTCGATAACGTCATGATAGCTTTACTGATATTTATGACACTTGATTTTTTGAGTGGCATAATTTTGGCCGTTGCATTTAAAAGTAGCAAAAAGACAGAGAACGGCAGGCTAAGTAGCCAAGCAGGTATTTTAGGATTAACAAAAAAGATTTTTATATTATTCTTAGTTGCAGTAGCAACTCAACTAGATATAGTTTTAGACACTTCCTTTATTAGAGATGGAACTGTAATAGGTTTTATCTCTATGGAAGGTATTAGTATTATTGAAAATGCAAGTCTTGCAGGATTACCTATTCCAAAAGTAATAAAGAATGCATTAGAGATTATAAGTAAAAAAGAAAAGGATAAAGATAAAGATGAGTAATCAAGAAATTATTATTACAATAGTAACAATTATTCTAACCTTATTAAGTTCTCTACTTGGTTTCTTTTTATCAAAAAATGAAAAGACAAAGAAGTATTATGAGATCTATTTGAAGGTAGAAAAGAAAATAAAAGAACTAGTAGTAATTGCAGAAAACAATTATACTGAAGGTTCTAAAAAGAAAAAGTATGTTGTTGCTAGCATCACAACATTCTTAAAAGAAAACAACATAGAACTTGACTTAAAAGTTATTGACGACATGATTGAATCATTAATAGATTTAACTAAAAAAATTAATTAACTTTTTCAAATTCAAAAAAAATTAGATTTATATTTGACTTGCTTGTATAATAGGTTGTAATTAAAAGGAGTCGATTAAACACTTAATTTAATGCCATTAAAAATACATGGAAATTGTCTTAAAAAGGCCTAAAAAGGCTAAAGGGGTAAAACTTTATGCCATATTGGGTAAAACTTTGTACTGGGCTGAAGTGTATAAAACAACATTAGGATAAAATGATATTGTATTATTAGTTGTAAATAAGAAGGTAAATATAGTATAATCAAGGCAAGAAGCTGCTTGCTAAGTTAATAAAGGAGAATTTGTTAATATGAGGAATAATTTAATTCATAAATTAATCATCCTATTAATTTTAGTGATGGTATTTATATTAGAAATCTTACCTAATGGAGCTATTTTAAATTTCAGTGATGGCACAAATATAATTAAAAGAACTTATTCATACTTTTCTTTAATGCCCTTTGGTTATGCTAATTTTGGTCCATTGATTACAGGTGTAGCAACTATTATATTGATGTTACTAATAGTTTTTGCTATATTCAAAGAGCATGAAAAATTGTTTAATAGTATTAAAGTGGTTTCCATAATAGGGTTTGCGTTTTCACTATTGCCATTATTACTTGGTATCAATTATTATTCTTTTATTGGATTGATAATTTCAGTTTTGTTACTAATAGTAGTTATTTTAGTTTTTCTTTATAAAAAAAATGTGTATAACAATAGTAATAAAAATTAGTACTAGATTAATAAGGAGGTTATGTTGAATGAGAAAAACATTTTTGTTGTTATTTATGGTTTTTATGTCTCTTGGGTTAACTGGTTGTAACAGCCAAAAGACTAGAATCGACGGAATGGATATCGTTTATGAAGCAGATGAAACAATGTCTGAAACAAATTCTGGAGAAATAGTAGATAATGATATTGTTATTTATGTAGCACTGACTAGTGGTATGCTAACGCCATCAGTTAGTAGTTTAAAAAAGTCAGGTTCCACCTTATATGTAGTAGTTGATGCAATTTCAAAAAGTTCTATTCAAACTGATGATATGGCGTACTGGAAGATTACAATAAAATCAAACAATACTTATGTCAAAGATATTGAAAATGTTAGTGTTAGGGTGAGAAACAAGTGAATAATATAAATTTAAAAAACAAAACTAATAAAAAGATAATTATTAGTGAAATTATTTGTGTTGTAGTTACAGCAATTATATCTTTACTTATGTTCTTGCCAATATATAAAGATCGGGCTGTCTTACCAGGTTTTGATGAAGAAGGTAACGAAATTGTTGTTAATTTATCTTATGAAAAAACTTCTTATCAAAGATTGAAAGCAATCAATATCGAATGGTTATTATATTTAGGACTTTCACTGTTTTTTATTTGCATAGTTATATTAATTGTTTCTTATACCACTAATCATAAACTAGATAAATTCAAAAAAGTAAGTTTTATAATATCATTTGGTCTTATGTTTGTTTTGTTACTGATTGCTGCCATTCAAATCACAATGTATTGAGATGATTTTTTAAATTTATAG